TGGTAATTCTTGGGTTTCTGGTAATGCTATAATTAATTAAATAAAAAAGTAAATCAAATAAATAATCATGAAATATAAATTAACTAAAAATAAAAAAACTATTAAAGAAATTACCCTATACCAAATCGAAGCCTTAAAAGACTTTTTAAATGTGAAGAAGGGAGATCTTGGAGGGTGGATAGAGAAGGAGAGTAATTTAAGTCAGCAAGGCGACTGTTGGGTTTCTGGTGATGCTAGGGTTTGTGATAATGCTATAGTTTCTGATAATGCCTGGGTTTTTGGTAATGCTTGGGTTTATGGTGATGCTAGGGTTTCTGGTTGTGCCGAGATTTCTGGTGATGCTTGGGTTTCTGGTAGTGCCGAGGTTACTGGTGATGCTAGGGTTTATGGTGATGCTTGGGTTTATGGTGATGCTAGGGTTTCTGGTGATGCTTGGGTTTCTGGTAGTGCCGAGGTTACTGGTGATGCTAGGGTTTATGGTGATGCTTGGGTTTATGGTGATGCTAGGGTTTCTGGTGATGCTTGGGTTTCTGGTGATGCTATAGTTTGTGATAATGCTCAGGTTTCTGGTGATGCTAGGGTTTCTGGTGATGCTTGGGTTTCTGGTGATGCTTGGGTTTATGGTGATGCTAGGGTTTCTGGTAATGTTAGGGTTTATGGTGATGCCGAGATTTCTGGTAATGCTATAATTAATTAAATAAAAAAGTAAATCAAATAAATAATCATGAAATATAAATTAACTAAAAATAAAAAAACTATTGGAGATGTTACCTTGTACCAAATCGAAGCTTTAAAAGATTTCTCAGATATAAAAAAAGGAGATCTTGGAGGTTGGATAGAGAAGGAGAGTAATTTAAGTCAGCAAGGCGACTGTTGGGTTTCTGGTGATGCTAGGGTTTATGGTCGTGCTATGGTTTGTGATAATGCTCAGGTTTATGGTCGTGCTTGGGTTTATGGTCGTGCTATGGTTTGTGATAATGCTCAGGTTTCTGGTGATGCTTGGGTTTATGGTCGTGCTAGGGTTTATGGTGATGCTTGGGTTTATGGTGATGCTAGGGTTTCTGGTAATGCTAGGGTTTCTGGTAATGCTAGGGTTTCTGGTCGTGCTATAATTACTTAAATTAAAAAAACTATGACAAACAAAATTCAAGCAATTAGACAATTAAAATATAATTTGTTTTATATTCACAAAATAGACTTCCATGATGAAGGGAGTCTTGCAGATCTAGCAAGGTTAAGCCCTTTTAGATTCTTTTTGGTTAAGTTATTAAGTAAATTTATATAATTATGACAAATGAAGTTTTAACAAACAGTAAAGATATGATAAAATATATCCTAAATAAAACTAATGAGAAATCACTATCTCTTAAAATTGATAATCTTATTAAACAATGTTATTATAATATAGTTGAATACGAAAAGAAAGAGGTTGTTTATTCAGTGTCTATTTATCAATTTTTACAAGAATTTCATAATTACTGCATAGAAAGAGAGTTAAGGTCGATTTTTAGCAGAACTAGAGCAGCTATTGTTCGCTATAATAAGATTGAATATTTAGGCGAGTTATTAAGTATGACGGAATCAGATCTTCTGAAAACGTCGAACTTTGGAAGAAAATCTCTTAATTTGTTAAATGATTTTTTACAAAACCATTTTTCAATTAATGGACTTAGTTTTGGAATGAGATTTGATAAAATCATAATTGAGAAACATAAACAACTTAAATTAAAAAAATACTTGACTAATAAATAAGCACTATTTAAACTAGATTTTGTAATTAATTAAATTTAAAAGTAATGAAAATAACAACACAACAACAATTAGACGATTTAATCGCAACAGCTAATAAATCAAATACAATAGTTTTAGATGAGGATCTAGAAATAACTTTTGATTGCAAAATCCCTTGCAACATCAAAGCTCACGGCAACATCACCGCTTGCAACATTGACGCTTTCGACATCACCGCTTGCAACATTGACGCTTTCGACATCACCGCTTGCATCATCAAAGCTAAAAATATAGAATATTATGCTTTTTGTATAGCTTATAAATCTTTGAAATGCGAATCTATCGCAGGAGCAAGAAAAAACTCTTTCCATAAATGCTTAGATCAAGAAATTGAAATTACAAAAGAAATTAAACTATGAAAATAACAATATCAAAAGAAATTAAAACCGAAGAATCGGCAAAAGAAATATCAAGATTAACTGCACCTTTATATTTAGAGAAAATGGACTACTTTTTAACCCAATGCCCAAAATACGAAAAAGAATCTATCTTATGCGTATGGAAGATTGAAAGCCCGACAAAACAACAGGCAGAAGATATAAAGGAGCTATTTATTGATAGCCTTATATTAACTCAATTATAATAATCATGAAAAAAATAAAAGTTGGCGATAAAATTCAGAAGTACATAGTAACGGAAGAATTAAAAGAAAGAAACCAGAAAGGAACTAAAAGATTTAAATTTCAATGTACCTTATGTAACACAACAATAGAAACTAGTCCTTATACCATAGTCCAGAGGATCAATAACTGTTGCATAAAAGGAGACAAAGATAAGGTCGGAGAAACTAAAATAAAATCATTTAAACTACCAGTAAAAATAACAAATAAGAATATTAAAAATCTAGCCTTATATTTACAAGATAAACTACCTAAACTAAAAATAAGAGCCTGCAATATAAAATTAGCAGATGCGGATTTACCACCGAGATTAGTAGATCTTAATGGATATTCTAAGGTTGGACGAACAGAAGTTAAGGACCATTTTCTAAAAGTAAACGATAGAACAATAGAAGGCGGGGATATTGTTTTTATTGAAAAAGGAAAATTAAAATCAAGAAAAGATTAAAAAAATACTTGACTAATAAAAATTACTATATTATAATTAATTATGTAATCAGCTTAAATTAAATTAATTATGGCACTAAATAAATATACAAAAAAAGAGGAAAAGATTATTGAGCTTTTAACTAAAAAAATTGCATTAAGTGAAAAAGCTATTGAAGCAAAACTTACTTCTGAAAATAAAGGCAGTGAAATTATAGAAAAGTTATTTGAAAGAATAACCTCGATCATGCACGAATCAGTAAAAAGAACTAAATATTAAAATTATGACAGAAAAGAAATTAAAAGGTGACTCTATATTTGCTAAATTAAGCAGCATAGATATAAAACCCAAGATAAAACAAAAACAAAAACTATCATATATTTCTTGGGCGGATGCTTGGAAAGAGGTTTGTAAAATATACCCAGATGCAAAATATGAAATAATAAAAAATGACAATAATTTACCTTATTTTAAAAGCGATGAGGGTTATATGGTTTTTACTAAAGTATCTATAAGTAACCTAACTCATGAAATGTGGTTGCCAGTTATGGATGGAGCTAATAAGTCAATGAAGAGTGAAAAATATTCTTACGAAGTCAAAGACTGGGAACAATCAAAAAAAGCAGGTAAAGATATTATGAAAACTAAATTTGTTGAATCTGCAACAATGTTTGATATTAACAAATCAATAATGAGGTGCTTAGTAAAAAATATAGCTGTATTTGGTCTTGGTCTATCTTTGTATAACAAAGATGATATTAAGGATGATTGGGCGACCATCTCTATTGAAGAATATGAGAAATTAAAAAAGCTATTAGATGAGTCTGGAACGGAAGAACATAAATTTTTAGAGCATTTTAAGGTAGATTCTTTGGAGGAATTTAAGGCTAGTGATTTTGAAAAGGGTTTAGGTATGTTAAAAATTAAAATAAAAAATAAAAATGCAAGTAATTAAAGATATTGAGCAAGGTTCTCAAGAATGGTTGCAAATGCGATTAGGTGTTGCGACCGCAAGTAATTTTGACAAGATTATTACTTCAACAGGGGTAGAAAGTAAGGCATTAAAAGATTATGCTTTTGAATTAGCTAGTGATAGCCTTTTAACAGAGCCAGAAGTAGGTTTTCAGAGCGAGGCTATGATTAGAGGTAATGAGTTAGAAGAAGAGGCTAGAAGTTATTATTCTTTTGTTACTGATAATAAGGTAGAAGAGGTAACATTTATTAAAAAAGATAATATTGGTTACTCCCCTGATGGTCTTATTGGTGATAATGGATTGATTGAAATAAAATGCCCATTAAAGAAAAATCATTTAAAATATTTAATTGATAATAAGCTACCCACAAAATACAAGGCACAAGTGCAAGGGGGTTTATATATATCACAAAGAGAATATTGTGACTTTGTATCTTACCACCCTTTATTTAAAGATGAAAAGAAGATGCTTGTTATTAGAGTGGAAAGGGATGAGGAATTTATTAAAAAATTATCTGATCTATTGATTAAAACAATAGAATTAAAAAACAGCTTACTAACCCAACTACAATAAAATGATAAAAAAGCAGGAACTAAAAGATAAATTAGAAACAGCTAATAATTTAGTTGAGAGGTTTTCTGGACTCTATAAGAATCAAAAAACAATACCAACTAAAATTACTAAGCAATTTTTAAAAAACCTAAAATCAAAAATTAATGAGTAAACTAACGGAAAAAGTAGGAAAAAAGATTAGTTTTTTTAGAAAGAAAAAAAAACTAGATCAAACTAAGTTGGCTGATTCAGTTGGCTTAAAGTGTAAACAAACTATCTCCCACTATGAAACAGGGAAACACTCTCCGTCTTTAGATAAGTTAAATGATATTGCGGTGGCTTTAAAAGTTAAATTAAAAGATTTACTGCCTTAAATTAATGCTATTACAGCATATAACCCTATAGCTATAAATATATAAGAGGCTACCATAATTAATTGATTAGTTAATATGGCGGTTATACTAATTAAGTAATTTTAACATGCAAGAAAAAGAGCTGATAGAAAATATTAAATTCTATAAATCTGATAGCTTAAATATGGAAATTTCCCAACTAAGTCAATATATTAGATCATTGACAAACAAAGGAAAAGAATTTTATTTAAAAGTTTATACAGGGCAAAAAACCCACCCGCAATTAAAGGCTTTTTATAGTGCTAGAGATCAATTATTGCCACAATATAACCAAAGAGAAAGAGAGAGGGGGGAATCAATTTTTTGTAAAGAGCAGTTTAAATATGCACTTAAAATTGTTGGTAAATGGCATGTTGAAAAGAATAATCATTTTATCCCTAAATCCTTTGATAATATTAGTAAAGATGAAATGATGGAGGTATTGGATAATATTGATAAATGGGCCATGATTAAAGGGTTTTCTCTTAGTATTAGTAGGGAGCTAATGAATTTAATAAAATAATTATGGAAATAACATTGCTTGATCTTCCAAAAATATCTACAAACAAGATTTACGCAGGAGTTCATTGGAGACAAAGAAAACAGCAGAAAGATCAATATTTGATATTAACAAAATATGAAATGAAGAAGCTGGATAAGATAGAAAAAAAGATTGAGTTAGAATTTATTTTTTATTTTAAATCTAGGGTGCTTGATTCTTCTAATTGTTCTTATATGGGAAAACTCCTTGAAGATTGCCTTGTTGCTCATGGAGTATTGCAAGATGATACTATTAAGTATGTTGGTAAAGTTAGTTATCAAAGCTTAAAAGGAGATCAAAATAAAACTATAATTAAAATTAAATAATAAAATGAAAGTATTAGTAGCTTGTGAAGAATCTCAAAGGGTAACAATAGAATTTAGAAAGTTAGGAATAGAAGCTTATTCTTGTGATGTACTGAATTGTAGCGGCGGTTATCCCGAGTGGCATATAAAAGGTGACGCTATAAAAGAAGCTTATAGTGGTAAATATGATATGATGATTGCACACCCTCCCTGCACTTATTTAAGTAATGCTGGAGCAAGGCATTTATACCCTAAAGGTATATTGAACCAAGATAGATATGAAAAAGGGCTTGTGGCTAAAGATTTTTTTATGAAGTTACTAAACGCACCTATTGAAAAAATCTGTATTGAAAATCCTGTGCAAAGTAAAATATTTAATATACCTAAATATAACCAAGTGATAGAGCCTTATTATTTTGGTGATCCATTTAAGAAAAAGACATGTTTGTGGTTGAAAAATTTACCACCATTAGAATCAACAGACATTATAAATAAACCACAAAGCACCAAGATAGCTGGTAATTGGTATAATAAAGGCGGTAAAGATAGGCAAAAAAACAGATCAAAGACTTTCAAAGGTATTGCAAAGGCAATCGCTACTCAATGGGGTAAATAAATGAAAAAGAGGGCTAGCAAAGAAGAAAGGATAGGAAAGACAGTTAGAGAGTTAGAGAGTTATATTTTAAATAATACATAATGAGATATGATTTATTCGGTTACCCGATAATACCAGAGAATATAAAAAATCTTAGAGTGCCTTATATGGGGTCTAAAAATAAGATAGCTATTGATCTATTAAGAAAGATGTTAGAAGTAAAGCCACAAGCAAAATATTTCTTTGATCTTTTTGGTGGTGGTGGCTCAATGTCTTTTACCGCTTCACAAATAGGCTTAAAAACTCATTACAACGAATTACAAACCTCTTTAGTTAAATTTATAGATTATATATTCAATAGGCTTGAAAAAGGCTTAAAAGGGCAATATGGATTATTCCCTGATGATTTTTATAATTTTATAGATCGTAAAGAGTTTATGAAGCTAAAGACGGAAGATAGTATAAAAGGGCAGTTCGCTAGGATATGCTATTCTTTTGGCAATAATCAAAAAAGTTATTTATTTGGAGATATAGAAAAAACAAAGCACTTAGCTCATGATGTAGTAATGTTTAAATGTGAAGAATCTTTAAAAGAGCTTAATGGTTTATTAAATACCAATATTAAAATAAGTAATTTACCCACTTGGAATCTTAGAAGATTGGATTTTATGAAGCA